TCAGTATTTGATGCAGGCGAGCAGGGCGACGTTGCGGGGGCGGGTTTCATTGGCAGTCGGTACCGTTCGAGAAGCGTCGAAGTCAACGGCTTGACTGGAGGTGGGCGAGTTGCCTGCGATTGTTTCTGTGGATACCCCTGTCATCGTAACCTTCTTGAAGAGTTTGTCGTCGACAAAAATAGAAGGGTGATGGCCGAATCGTCCGTTGATATTCCGTATGGCATCACCTTGTTCTCTACCAAAGGCTCGATTGGTATCGGTGTCAACCTTATGATTTGGATCCCAGCCACGTATGAACTGTCCTTGGAGGTCCGGCAAATTGAAAGTTGTGGAGCCATCTCCAAGGCCATATGTGGTGCCGATGGCGGCGAACAGGGCCGGATAATTTGCTCTGAGCACTGGCTGGCCATTGGCGAACAGCCAGCCGGTAGGGGCGTTAGTTGTAGCGAAGAATGCGATCTGTCCAGTAGGCGAGATGCTTTGCAGCTCGCTTTTGCTGGCACCATCGGTGATGCCATAACCAGCCAGCGTGGTGGCCTTGTCGGCCTTATTCGACAATTGCTTGGTAATCGAGGCTGCGTAGTTGGCGTCATTGCCCAGCGCCGCCGCCAGTTCCTGCAGCGTGTTCAGCGCGCCGGGGGTGCCGGCCACCAGATCATTGATTGCTTTTTGCAAGTCGGTCTTGCTGGCGCCGTCGGTAATGCCGTAATCGGCCAGCGTGCTTTGATGCCCGGTTTTCAGCAGTTTGACCCAGGGCTGCCAGTTGCCGTTTTCCAGCCGCTGCTCGTAAGTGGCGCCGCCCCACATCCAGTAGACCTGGCTGCCCCATTTGTCGCTGAGGAAGTTGGCCAGCAGCATGCCGTTGCTTTTTTCCGGCGCTCCGCTGACTTGTCCGGAAGCGTCCACATGGTAGAGGCCGTTGGGGCGCGCGGTTTGCAGCGAGCCGCTGGTGATGTTCTTGGCGTAGCCGGATAAGCCTGCGGCATTCAGTGCCTGTTCGACGCGCAGCGGCGTCATCGCCTTGACGTTGTCTGTGCCCGCTTCCGCCTCGGCCTGGCTGGCGATGGCGATGCGTAGCCGGCGAGCGTGGTGGGCTTGCTGTTGCCGCCCCAGGCGATATTGCGCATCGCCTGTAGCAACTGATCCTGACGCGTCGAATCCAAGGACTGGCCGCTGTTCTTGATCACGGTCAGCAGCTCTTGCGCGGCCGATTGCACGCCGTTCAGCTAGTCCGCCGCCACGATGGTGCCGAGCTCGCCGGTGGCGAGGTTGCCGTCATGAAACAGGCTGTCGGGGCTATTGATGGGTTTGAGGTCTTGCATGGAAAACGCCTCCCGCTGGGTAAAGAAAAATCGGCCGCAGGGCCGATGACGGATGTCGCTGTTTGAGAATGACGGTGATTGTGCGAGAGATGGGAGCGCGTGCTCAGAGGACAGGTGTCAGTATTGCCGTTCGAATGGAAAAGCCGCGCATGGAGCGCGGCTCGTTAGGATGAATCACAAGATCAGTCAGGCGTCTGACTCGCCAAAGCCTGGAATCGCTCGATGGCGGCTGTGACTATGGCTTGAGCTTCGTCTACGTTTGGGGCTTGTCGTATGGCTTCCTTGCTCTTGATGCGCAATTCGCGGATTGCTGCCAGCGCCTGCCGCCAAGCCGTCGCTTCCTGCAAAATATGATCCGCGGCTTGCGGGCCACTCCACTCTTTAGCGTCCGCCAAGCTTTTGACCATGGCTGGCGGCTCGCCGAGCGCGCCGGTGTTTTTATACGCCTGGGCTTCGGCTTCAGCTTGTTGGTATTCCAGGACACGCAGCGGGTCGCCCGCTATCGCCAGCCGCGCAGTGTCGGCAGCGTCATCCAGCGAACGCAGCAGGTCATCTTTCCCGTTGATGTAAGGGGTGGGGCGGGAAAATTCGCCTGTCTCACTCACCAGCCAACCTGCTTCGGGCCGAGGGGACATCGCCGTGATGTCGATTGCACATAGATCGGCGTCGTTCCATTCGGGAAGCTCCTCTGCCGTGAAAATCCAATGCACATGGCCGTGCAGAACATGAGCGTAAATCTTGTTGAATTCAGCTTTCATTTCTCACCACTCCACCAAAAGAAATCCATTGGCGCCATCGCCGCCTTTGCCATCAGGGGCAAAGCGAGTGTTTCCGCCACCACTGCCGCCGCCGCCATATAAGCCCCCTTTCACGCCATTGGCTCCGCAGGAGCCGCCCGCGCCGAAGATGGTGCCTCCGCCGGAGCCGGGCACGCTTGACGAGGCGTAATCGCCCCCGGCATTGCCGCCGTTTCCGCCGGCGATGCCGCCTTGAGCGTTCGGGGTATCGCCCGCAGCCGTTGCGCCGCCGCCGCCTTTCAGCGTCAGCAAATCACCAAGCGACGTCGCGCCGCCGGACACGCCGGCGAGTCCACCTGCGCCACCTGCTCCACCTTTCCCAATTGTGATGGTCAGGGAGGTGCCAGGCTTCACTGCGATTTCCTTGGCAAGTACCGCCTCCGCGCCGCCTCCGCCTGCTCCGCCGTAAGGGTTTGATGATGTGGACTTGCCCGAGCCGCCACCGCCGCCGCCGGTGCCCGAGACATAAATCGTGGTCACGTCAGCGGGGACGGTAAAGGCGCCGTCGGTTGTGAATAGTTTTTTGCCGCGGCTGCGCTTTACATATTCGAGAGTGGGGGCATCCGTAATGCCATAACCGGCCAGAGTCGTTGCCTTGTCGGCTTTATTGTCTGGATTGAAATTGCCATCATGCCAAACTTGTTTCCACGCGCCCCAAGCATCGCCATAGCGGCTGCGGAAATAGAGGCGAGTGTCTTGTGGATTGTAGGTCTGGTACTGCTGAAAGGTCATGTTGTCGCTGTGCTGAACGATCAGTGCCCCAGCATTGCGAATCGGAGGATAGTTTTGATCGGGAGCTGCGGGATCGTTAAATGGCTGCCGTGCCCAGCCATTCCAGCGCAGGGTATTCAAATCCTTTTTTTCCAGCAAGTCGCCGCGGAATGCCATCACGGGTCCATCAATGGCGGTTTGAAATTCAGTTTTGCTAGTCGCGTCGCCAATGCCATACCCTGCCAGAGTGGTGGCTTTGTCAGCTTTGTTGGCCAACTTGTTAGTGATGGTAGAGGCGAAGTTCTGGTCATTGCCCAACGCCGCCGCCAGTTCCTGCAAGGTGTTCAGCGCGCCGGGCGCGCCGGCGACCAGATTGTTGATCGCAGTTTGCAGATCCGTTTTGCTGGCGCCGTCGGCGATGCCGTAGCCGGCCAGCGTGGTCGGCTTGCTGCCGCCGCCCCAGGCGATGTTGCGCACCGCTTGCAGCAATTGGTCGTCGCGATTGGAGTCGGGGTCCTGCTTGCTGTCTTGCAACAGCTTCAGCAATTCGCGCTGCGTGGATTGAACCGCCGATTGCACGCCGTTCAGCCACTCGGAAGTGACCACGGTGCCGAGCGCGCCGGTATAAGGGTTGCCATCCTGAAACTGGCCGTCCGAGCTGTTGATGGGTTTGAGCTGGTTTTGCATGTGGGGCGCCTCCCGCAGGTAAAGAGAAATCGGCCGCTGGGGCCGATGACAGATGTCGCTGATTCGGAATGACGGTGATTGTGCGGGAAGCGAAGGTGGGGGCTCAGTGGACGGATGTCAGTGCGGCAAGAGCGAAAAACGGCAGCGCGGGGCTGCCGTTTCCATTTGTCGCGTGTTAGTTTCAGGCTGGCTGCTTGGGCCAGTCGGCATCCACCAGCCGCGGCCACATCGCCAGGTTGGGCAGGCGGGACAAATCCACGCAGTAGCGTTTCCAGGCGGCCAGCTTTTTCAGCTCGTCGACGGTGGCGATGCCGATGGATTCGGCGTCTTCCAGCGGCCGGCGGGCGGCGTAGGCGTCGGCCAGGCGCTGTTTCAGTTCGGCGCTGGTCTTCTGCGCCAGCGCGGCGGATTGTGCGGTCTTATTGATGCTCCAGTTCTTGCCGTCCCAGACCGGGAAGTCGCAAGGCTGCAGCAACGTGGCGCGCAGGCTCTCGGGCGTGTCGCCCAAGCGGGCCTGGACCGGCAGCGCGGTGTCGACGCTCCACAGTTTGACGGCGCGCCAGTCCGGCGACACGGTCCAGCCGCCGTCGCGGAAGACGGCAGTCTGGCGTTCGGCGGTGGCCGGAGGCTGCTGCTCTGTGCTGTGGGCGGGCAGCAGCCAGACGCCGGGTTGCAGCGGCGACGGATCGGCCGCAGTCGGTCCCTGGTATTCGCCGGTTTGCGGGTGGTAGGCGTAGACGGTTTTGTTGTTGTCAGACATGGCGGGTTCCTCAGTATTTGATGCAGGCGAGCAGGGCGATGTTGCGGGGACGGGACTCATTGCCGCCTTGACCATATGTGGCATAGCGCAACACATTAGGATTCTTGCCCCACTCAGCAAGTACTTCATTTGAAGCCAGCCGGCAGCCGTAATCCAAAGGCGCTCCGCTATTGTCTACCAATACGGTATCGTTGCCGGCAGTAGCGGTGGGTGTTGGGATCCCATGGTCATGCCATAAGTTCTGGGAGGTTTGGTTTGTACCGAAACCACGTCCGTTGTCCACTGTACGTCCGTCGTCCCAGCCCCGTACGAATTCTCCGCGCAGGTCCGGCAGGTTGAAGGTGGTGGAGCCGTCGCCTGGTCCGTAGGTGGTACCGATGGCGGCGAATAACGCGGCGTATTCGGTGCGGCTGACCGCGTTGCCTCTGGCCTTCAGCCAGCCTTGCGGCGGATTGGCCATCGCGAAGAAGGCGATCTGGCCGGTCAGATAGCCTTCATGGATCAGCGTGTACCATGGATTCCAGCGTTTTGCCTGGTCATCGTTGCGGGTACGGAAGCGCATCACGTAGCCGTTGTTGTAGTCGGCCGTCAGTTGGCAGGAGTAGTCGATATTGCCGCTCAGGCCGCCGAAGGCGATGTAGGGACCATTGACGCCGCTGGACGTCGCGTAGTTGAAGCCCATCTCTCCGGCGACGACGTCGTTGTCGAGGGAGGTTTTGTCGTCCGAACTGATGCGATAACGGCGCTTTTTGATGATGGAACCATCGTTGCCGGAGTGCCAGACGCGATATTCGCCGCCGGAAGCTTCCTTCAGCATCAGCGTATCGTCGCCATAGTTCTTGTGCACCAATGCCACCGCGCTGTTGCCGGGACGGTGCAGACCCAGCGACGGGAAGTCGGTGCCGGTGGAGCGCAGTTCCAGCGTGCCGTTGGTGTAAATACCATTGTCGTAGGTGTTGGGCGTGGTTTTGACGATCTGCGCGGTCTGCGCGGTGGACAGCGCCAGCGTGTTGATGCCATAGCCGGCCAGCGAGCTGGACTTGTCGGCCTTGCCGGCCAGCTTGTTGGTGATGGTGGTGGCGAAGTTGTTGTCGTTGCCCAGCGCGGCCGCCAGTTCCTGCAGCGTGTTCAGGGCGCCCGGCGCGCCGCTGACCAGCCCGTCCACCGCGGCCTTCAGCTCGGCCTTGGTCGCGCCGTCGGTGATGCCGTAGCCGGCCAGCGTGGTGGCGGCGTCGGCCAGTTTCTGCCATGGGGTCCAGTTGTCGCGGTAGCGGCAGCGGTACCAGCAACCGGCGTTGTTGTAGCACTGGTACTGTTGATAGACCATCGCGCCATCGGCAAAGACGAACAGCAGGCCGGCGTACGGCGCCGGGTAGTTGGCGCCGTTGGCGGCGTAGGCATTGCCTGGGTTGTGATATAGGCCATCGTCGGCGATGTTGTTCAAGTCGACCTTGTCGCCCAGCTGCGGCCGCAGGGACAGGCCATCGGCGATGCCGTAGCCCGCCAGGGTAGTCGGCTTGGCATTGCCGCCCCAGGCCAGCTGCTTGATCGCCTGCAGCAGCTGATCCTGGCGCGCCGGATCGGCTTGCTGGCCGTTGTTGCTGCCGATCACGGACAGCAGTTCCTGCTGGGTGGTCTGGATGGCGGATTGCACGGTGTTCAGCCAGTCGGCGGAGACGATGGTGCCCAGCTCGCCGGTGGAGGGATTGCCGTCGTGGAACTTCTGGTCCGGCGTGGGAACGGGCTTGATCGGGTCTTGCATGAAGCGCTCCTGGAAAAGGATGGGACGGAGGCGCCGATGGGAATCGGCGTCGACGGGGTGGGGAATACGGGAGGACGTGTGCGGGTGGCGCGGGGTTGAAGGCGGTTACGGCTGGTAGGCGAAGTAGACGAAGGTATGGGCCGGCTTGAGGTCGTTGAACAGCTCTTCCAGCCTGGGGTCGCCGAAGGCGCACAGGCGTTCGCCCGCCAGCGATTGACCGGCGCGGAACTGGTAGGGGCGGACCTTGCTGCCGAAGGCGGTGACGCGCCACACCCAGGGGATGTCCTCGCTCCACAGCGGCTGGCCGGCGCGGTTGACGCCGGCGCGGAAAGGCTGCAACTCGTCAATCTGGAGTTTGTAGCCCAGGCCGGCAGCCAGCCGGGTGAAGTAGGGGATGGACAGGCCGCCGGTTTCGGCCAGCTTGGCCAGCACCGCCTGCCGGCGTTGCTGGTAGGTGGCGTCGGATGGCGGCGTCAGGCCGCATACCCGCTCCCAGTCCGGCAGCATGGCTTCGGCCTGCTGCGGGGTGACGGCGCCGGCCAGTTGGCGGGCGGAGTTCTGCGCGCGGTCCAGCGCCGCGCCTTCGCTGGCCAGTTCGGCTTGCAAGCGAGGACCGTCCGGGCGGTAGCTGACCGGCGGCAGCAGCCGGGTCAGCAGGTCTTGATAGGGCGGTTGCGGCGTCATTTCAGCGGCCCCACTGTCAGTTTGCCCAGCCGCAGCCATTCCACTTTGGTCGGATCGGAGACGGGATCGACGTTGCTGCCCGGCGAGTTGAGCTGGCGGTCCTGCACGCCGGGCAGGTCGGAGATCAGCGCCTCGAGCCGGCTCTTGACCAGCCGCTCGCCCGGGGCGAGGCCGGCGAAGTAGGCCTGCAGCGTTTGCTGCAGCAACGGCGTGAACGCGTCCAGGTTCGCGCCGCCCAGATTGAGCGCGACGTCGATGTCCACCGGGCGCGGCGTCGGCGCCAGCACCAGGCAACTCTTGGCGGTGACCGGGCGCAGGTCTTCGATATGCGCCTGCACATTGGCGAGGATTTCCTGCGACGGCAGGTCGCCGTTGGCGGTGATCACCACGTCCACGGTGCCCAGGCCGCGGCGCAGCGGATAGACGTAGGCGGCGGAGACGCCCTTCACTTCCATCGCCCAGCGGCGGTAGTCGTGCCTGTTGCCGCCGGCCGGCGGGCGGCGGATCAGCTCCAGCAGCCGGTCCAGCAAGGCCGCGTCGTCCTCCGCGTCCACACCGTTGCGCATGCTGAGCAGCAGCGCCTTGGCGCCGACGCCGGACGGCGCCTGCATCAGTTCCACCGGCAGATTGTCTGGCTGATTGGCGGCACTGCCGGCCTGGCTGGCGAAGACGGGCAGCTCCGCCAGCTTGTTGTCGTCCAATCTGACCGAATATGGGCTGCCGTCCGGATTGGCGGCCGGGGTGGCGTACAGTTGCTCGCCCACCCGCAGTTGCAGGCTGCCGGTGACGACGGCGCCGGCGGTGCCGTAGATGCGCAGCGCGCCGCTGGCCGCGGTAGGCGGCTTGCGCACGATGCCGCGCAAGCGGGCGTGCTGTTCCAGGTATTCGCTGTCGGCGGTGTCGGGGAAGATCTGTCGGGCGATCCAGCTCTGGTGCTGGTACAGGCCCTCCACCGCGCTGGCCACCGAACTGGCGCGGACGAAGTAATCGCTGTCCGGCGCGATGTCGGCGTCGGCGCGCAGGTTTTGCAGGTCGCGCAGCAGCGTGTCGCGGATGCTGGCGAAATCAGGAGTGGACAGAGGCATCAGGCTATCCTCACTTGGTGTTGGAAATGGCGGATGTGGCCGCCGGTTTCGGCGACTTCGATGTTCAGGAGCAGCCGGCCGGGGCCTTGCCGTTGCGACGACACCTGAACGCGGCTGGCGCGGCCGTCCTGCAGCAGCGGCTGCAGCGCCTGCTCGGCGTATTGGCAGGCCAGGAGGTCGACGCGGCTGCTGTCCTTGCTGCGGGACAGCTCATGCAGGCGCGAGCCCAGCGTGGGGTCGGCCCACCAGCCGCCCAGCGGGGTCATCAGGCGCAGGTAGACAGCGTTGGCGAGGGTGTCGGTGGAGCCGCCGGCGTAGTCGCCGGTGATGGGGTCCAATAATGGGTCCATGGCGTGATTTTCCGGGTTTGGCGGTTGGAGGATCAGGGGACGGGGGTCAGTGGCGCGGCTTACTTGGGCTGGCTGGTGACGCCGCCGGAGTCGCCGTTGTGGATGTGGCCTTGCAGGCTGATGCCGCCGGCTTTCACGTCGCCGCTGGCGCTGACGCTGCCGGTGACCTTGGCGCCGCCGCCGCCCTGGATGGCCAGGCCGCCGTTGCCGCTGATCTGGCCCTGGGCGACGAACTGCGCGCTGGTGTTCAGCGTGGGCGTGGCGAAGTTGGCTTGTTCGCTGGCGTTGACCTGCCAGGTCTTGCAGTCGAGCTGGAAGGTGTCGCACTCCACGGCGATGATCCTGCCGCGTTTGAGCACGATCTTGCTGCCTTCGTCGCTGTACAGCGCCACTTCGCCGGGTTGCAGCGATTGCAGCCGGTAGCTGCCGTGCTCGGTGGCGATCACCACGCTGTGGCTGGTGCGGCCGCCCAGCGGCAACACCATGGCCATGCTGCCCGGCGGCGGATTGGAGGTGTAGCCGTAATGCTGGAACAGCTCGGCGTCCTGCAGCCGCTCGCCGGCCAGCGCGTCGGCCTGCGCGGCCTGCACGCCGCCGTCGCTATCCACATGGGTGAGCACCGCGCGGAAGCCCTGGCGCACATTGCTGAAGGCGCGGCGGATGCGTTGGTCTACTTCATGCCACATGTTTTTCTCCTTATTGCTTGCCGGCGCGCATTACCGGAATCCAGCACTTGTCTTCCTTCAGCGTCAGCCGGGTGACGCTGCCCTGGCCGCGGCCGCCTTCGAAGGTGCGGGACATCAGGAAATAGGTGCCGTTGATGCCATGCGGCTCGCTTTCCACCTCGATGCGCTGGCCGGGCGTCCACAGCGTGCCCTGGCTGTCGCGGTGGCCGGCCACGGTGGCGGTCAGCGTGTAGCCGGCCAGGCGGGCGTCGGCCAGCATCTTGTCGGCGCGGGCGGCCAGCTCGGCCGGGCTGGCGGCATCCGGCTCCACCTGGATGCGCGGCTTGTGGTAGCAGACGCCGGAATCGAAGACGTGGTGCTGCATCGCGTGGCGGCCGGGCGTCAGCGACTGGCCGTGGCCCTGGCCCAATAGCGTCAGCTCGGAATAGCGCTGCGCGTGAGAGCGGGTTTCGGCCAGGCTCAGCACATTGTTGCCCTTGCCGTCGCGGCGCAGGATCAGCCGCGCGCTGGCCGGCCGGCTGTAGTCCGGGCCGCCCACCACCAGGGTGCCGTCCGGGTCGAACCAGGCGGTCAGGCCGTTGGCCTGGGCGGCGCGGGTGAGCACGTCCCAGGCGCTGTTGCCGGGATCGATATTGATCTTCTCGATCTGCCCCTTGGCCTTGGCGTCGACGCGGATGCTGGCGATGCCCAGCGGCTTCACCACGTTGTCCAGCACGTCCTGCAGCGTCATGCCCTTGCCGGTGAACAGCGGCGCGCTGCAGTCGAGCAGCATGCCGGCCAGGTCGCGGCCGGACAGCGCCAGCTGATGGCTGCCGGAGGCGACGCTGTGGCTGATGTCGTCGATGCGGCCCATCAGCACCGTTTCGCCGCCGACCAGCACCTTGACCATCGCGCCGGGCTCCACGTCGGGCGGGAACACGCCGCCGGGCAGGCCCAGCGACACCTGCCAGGCGTCGGCGGCGACGACGAGGTCGGAGTCGACCGAGTAGTGGGTCCAGTCGCCGTGCTGGCGGCCGCCTATCTGCAGGCTGACGGTGTGATTAGCTGGCGTAGCCATAGACCAGGGTCCCCGGAGTCAGATGGTTGGGTTGGGACAGCTGCGGATTCAGCCGCAGCAGCTCGGCGGCGCGCTCGCTGTCGCCATACCACAGGTGGGCCAGCTGGCGCAGATTGCAGGCGGATTCCACCTTGCGCTTCAGCAGCGGCGGCTTGGCGGCGATCAGCGCGGCGGCGCCTTGCTGCACCTGCAGGCCCAGCTCGCGCAGGCCATCCACCACCTTGTAGGCGTCCTCGGCCGGCAGCGCGGCGCGCCACTGGTCTATCGTGGTCTGCAGCGAGGCGCGCACGTCGCCGGCGATCTGTTCCAGCGCGGGCGGCGTCAGCGTCGGTTTCTGCGATTCGCTGGCGAAGATGCCGCCGGCGGCGGAGGCGAGCTTGGTGGACACATTGAGCTGCAGCAGCGCGTCGATGCGGCGCTGGTCGTCGCTCCATACCGACAGCGTGGCGCTGGCGGATACCGGCGAGATGCCCTGGCGCACCGCGTCCGGCAGGCCCTCCAGCCGGCGGCGCAGCGCCTTCCAGTCGGCCAGCGTGGCCGACGACATCTCGGCGGCGGTTTTCAGCGCCGGCAGCGGGCCGATCTCCGCTTTCAGATCGAAGCGCCAGTTGGCCGCCGCGTCCACCAGCTGCTTGGCCTGGGCGACGAAGGCTTGCGGATAGGCGAGCAGATCGGTCACCTGGGCCACCGCCTGGTTGGCCATCGCGGCCAATTGGCGGACGGTGGCGGTCAGTTGCTGGCGCAGCGCGGCGACGCGGGCCAGCGCGCCCTTGCCGGTGGCCACCAGGCCCTGGGCTTTGGAAAAGGCCTCGCCGGCCATCTGGCGCAGCTTGTCGACCTGGGACGAGATGGCTTCCACTTGCGGCAGCGTCTTCTTGGCGGCGAAGAAAGGATTGCCCGGCGTGGCTTCCACCCAGTTGATTTCCACGGTGCAGGAGTCGGACGAATCGGCGTCGTGGCTGATCTGGTAATCCACCACCTGGGCCTGCGGCATGCTGCCGAACACCGGATGGACCAGCTCGCCCGGGCCGGCGGCGTCCAGCGCGGCGACGAACTGGCGCAGCCGGTGCTGGTAGTCCTTGCCCCAGAACATCGCCGACAGCGACACCTTGCGCGCCTTGCGGCCCAGATCCTCCACGTCGGCCCCGTCTTTATACGGATATTCGTGCATCGCCTGGTCGCGCTGCGCGCTGTCCACGCTCTTCAGGCAATCGAAGCGCACGCCGCGGAAGCTGGCGTCCACCAGGGGGCCGGCGGACAGGCCGGCGAACACATTGAGGCTGAACATCAGCTTCTCCTTTGTTGTTGGCTGTTGGCGGCGTTGACGGCGGCGACGATGTTGCCGTTTTGCACGTCGACGGTGATTTGGATCGGTTTAGCCAACGGGGCCAGCGCGGCATTCAACTGACCGATCAGGCTGGCAAGCTGGGCTAGCTGGGCATCCAGATTGCCGGGGCTGGCTGGCTGGGTGGGTTTGGCTTGAGCGGGCTGCTTTTGAGTCGGTTTCGCCGTGGCTTGTTGTTTCGGCTGAACAGGTTCTTTTTTTCTTGCCGCTTCGATCTTGGTTTGAGCTTGCTCAGTTTCTTTCTGCTTCACAGCTTCCGCGTCGACGTGTTGCTTGGCTTTTGCCTGCTCCGCTGCTTTCTGCTTCACAGCTTCCGCGTCGACGTGTTGCTTGGCTTTCGCCTGCTCCGCTGCTTTCTGTTTCGCAGCCTCCGCATCGGCGCGCTGCTTGGTTTTCGCCTGCTCGGCCGCTTTCTGTTTCGCAGCTTCCGCGTCGGCGCGCTGCTTGGCTTTCGCTTGCTCGGCCGCTTTCTGTTTCACAGCCTCCGCGTCGGCGCGTTGCTTGGCTTTCGCTTGCTCGGCTGCTTTCTGTTTCGCAGCCTCTGCGTCGGCGCGTTGCTTGGCTTTCGCCTGCTCTGCCGCTTTCTGTTTCGCAGCTTCCGCGTCGGCGCGCTGTTTGGCTTTCGCTTGCTCCGCTGCTTTCTGTTTTGCAGCCTCCGCATCGGCGTGTTGTTTGGTTTTTTTCCCTGAAATGGGCTCTTCTTTATCCTGAGAGCTATCATTGCTATTTTTTTGGGGTTGGCCTATCAGGTCTAGTCCATTTACTTTCTGCCAGGCTTGCTCTGGAGACATGCCATTTTTGATATTGGTGGCATACTCCTCTTTCATTTTGGTCAGGGCTTCCTTAGTACTGCTGGCAGAAATGGAAGCCTTGTTGTGGCCCACTTTTCCATATCTACTGAGCCCAGTCTTAGGGTCTGCAACACTTGCCCATTCTGCTGCCAGTGCTGTCTGAGCTTTAGCTGGGGAGGTTTCTTTTCCGGTAATGAAATTTTTAACTTGAGGTCTTTTTTTTGCTATTAGATACTCAGAGAATATTTTTTCTTGAAGCTCAGGCGTTAACTTCTCATTCCCTGTTAGTTTCAATTTCTTAACAGCATCGGCCATTGTTGTTGGTATTATTTGATATTTCCCAATAGCAAATAATCTATTCTTATCGCCAACAGGTAGATTTTGCCTTTTTTGTACTTCCGATATACTCATTGCTGAGAAATTTATAGTCTTACCAAGAGAGTCGCCTGCACTGCCTCGGTTATAAGATCCGTAACTCCCTTCTCCTTTTGCAATCAAATTACCTAATGCACCACCCATTTTCTTAGCAGGTTGTGTATTAGATGTAGGTGTAGATGTAGGTGTAGGTGGTGTATTAGGCTTTTCCTGTTTTTTATCTTGATTTTCTTTTTTAGTCGGTTTTTTTTCTTGAGCCGGGGCGCTTAAATTTATTTTTCCAGATACAATATCGGAGATATATTTTTTGTATGTTTCCTCATCTGTTTCTACGTGAGAGTGAACATCATATTCTTTTTTCCCGTTCTCCCCAGTTCCATATTGAACGCCTAACCCTTGGCCATATTCAACTTTGGTGCCATTTTTGAAAGTTGTAGTCTCTGGTTTGACGTGATGTAGCTTGGCAAGCAACACTCTGTCTTTGCCCTTTTCTTTATCATATATCAAGATGGTTCCATAATTTTTCCCATATGTCGCATATCCAGATACCGGGGATGGAACGTAAACGTTTCTACTGTTTTTTTCATCGGAAAGAATGAAATCTTTCTTGATATTTTTCCTGTTTGAGGAAATGGAAACTTCCTCGTCTTTTCCATGAATTTCTTCATAATGACGTTTTTTCTCATGTCCAGAATCAGGATGGTGTCTGGCCATGTCTTCAAAGCTGGTTACTGGTGTATTGCCTTTTGACTTGCCAGCAAATTGCATGATTTTATATTTTGACATTTTTTTCCTAGCTAAGAGCTCACCCAGTAATATGACAGTGCTTCCTGTTGTTATGAATATGAGTTATTTTAAATAGCTCAACTATCCAGTCATTTAGAGGATGCAATGTTGAGGTAAGGAAGCCGAGCCATAAATGACTTGGCTTCCTTTTTCAATCTGGTTCGTCCTCCAGATAGTTAGGGGCTTATTCCACGACCTTCCGCAGCGACATCAGCTTGATATCGCGGCGCGCTTCGCTTTCCACGCCGTATTTCTCGCCGACTTCCAGCGTGAAGCAGTCCAGGTAGCTGGTGCGCTTGCCGCCCGGAGCCAGCGGGAATTCGGTCAGCTTGGCGCCTTCGATCGCTTCCCAGTCCAGGTCGCCGGTCAGCGGGATGGAGACGGTGACCGCCAGGTCGTATTCGGAGATGCCGCGGGCGAAGCCCTTGGCGCGGCCGCTGGAGTTCATCGTCTTCACCACCTTGCGGCCGGTGCGGCTGCTGACGTTGAGGTCGATGACGTCGATTTCCTGTCCGTTCACTTCCAGGACGATGGAGCCTGCGTATTCTTTCAAAGCCATGAGACTTTCCTTTTCGATTCGGGATGGGGCGGCCGGGCGGCGGCCCGGCCGGCTGGGAGGTTGCGGATGGAGGAGGGGGCGAGACGGACTAGGGCTGCGCAATCAGCCGCCTCGCAGTGCGCGCTTACAGCAGCAGGTCGATGCGGCCGGCGAACACGTGCAGGCCGTTGACCACGTCCACCGGAATCTTGGCGTCCAGGCGGTTGACGTCCTGCAGGTCGCGCTCGACGATCAGGCCGGCCTTGTTGGCTTCAACCTGCTCGATGATTTCCAGCTCTTCCAGCTTGTACAGCACGTCAAGCAGCTCGGAGCGGACCTTGGACGGGGTGCGGTCGGACAGCTTCTCGCGCGGGAAGCGCAGCGCGATGCGCTCGCGGCAGGCGCGGCGCACGTAGTCCAGCGTGCGGATGGTGGTGATGTCCAGCAGCGACACGTCGTCCACGCCTTGCGCGTCCTTGGTGTAGGTGCTGATGGCGCGCACGATCTGCACGCGGTCGCCGGCGGCCACTTCCAGCGGGGTCACGCCGTTGTACAGCGCGTTTTCCTGCTCGGTGCGGCTGGTGCGGGAAGCCAGGTCCACCACGTCCAGACCCTTCAATTCCAGGGTGTTCAGCGGACGGGCCGGATCTTCCTCGCTGGCGATCACGGCGGCGTAGGCGGCGGCGATGTCGGCCGACAGCTTGGCCGAGCCGCGGTACCAGGCAGCGGTGATGCGGCCGCTGTCCAGCTTGGCGGACAAGGCGGAGGCGTCGGCCAGCGCGCCGGTGGTGGCGATCACGCCGATGGCGCCGCGTTGCTCCAGCGGACCGGACACGAAGTCCAGGTGGTTGCGCAGCGCGGTCAGCGCGGCGTCGCCGGTGAACGGGCTGGCGATGATCTGGTGGCCGCCGCTCACCACAGCGGCCAGGGCCGGAGCGAGGTCCGGATCGCCGGCGCCGCCTTTCATCGGGGCGATGCCGACGCCGAGGCCGGCGATCTGTTCCTGCGCCTTCAGCGCGATGCCGTTGCCGATGCTGCCCTTGTGGCGGGCGGCGAGGGTCAGCACTTCCTTGGCCGCGGACGCGGTGACCGGCAGGTCGCTCAGCTTGGCGATGGCGGCTTGCGCGTTGGCGGCGATCTTGCCGGCATCGTCGCCGGCGGCCACGGCCACGTCGACGCGGACGGCTCCGATGAACAGGCTCAGCACGCCGGCGGCGGCGGCCGGACCGCTGAAGGTGAAGGAGCCGGAAGCGGCGGCGCCGGCGGCGGCATCGTCGACGCCGATCACGGTCAACTGCAGATAGGGGTTGGCGTTGATGGCGGCGCGGGCCATCAGGTGGGCGTTGGAGCCGCGGCCGAAGGCCTGGGCGGCCTGCTCGTCGCTGAACACGTCCAGCGCGGCCAGCGCCGGCTGCGCGGCGGTGTCGGCCAGGCGTTGGCCAATCACCAGCACGCGCTGCGGATTGCCCGGCAGCGTGCGCACCGCCAGTTTGGTGTTGAACTCGAAATATTTGCCCGGCTTGCGAATGGAGGCCGGAATCTGGTCGAAGCTGATGTTGGCGCTAGCCATAAGGAAAGGCTCCTGGTGAGGCGGTTGGGGAGGTGCCGCGCCGGTTGGCGCGGCGAGGGGAAAGCGGTTTACTTGGGTTGCGGCGCGGGGGTGGCGACCACGTCCTGGGCCTTGATGCTGTCGGCCAGGCTGTAGTCCAGGCGGGTGCTCTGCCAGGATTTGGCCGGGTCCTCCAGCCTGCCGCCGAAGCGGGCGAACAACTGGTCGGCGTCGCCGTCTTTCTGCGGCGCAGGCCAGTGGCCGTTGTCCAGCGCTTCGTCCAGCCAATAGGTGCTGAAGTCGCAGGCGACCAGGCTCCACGGTTGGCTATCGCGCTGGGCTTGGCCCAGCGGCCGCACTTTCTCTGGCAGCAGCGGGTTTATCGCCAGGCCGAAATCCTGCGAGGCCAGCAGGCGGCGCACTGCGTAGACCATCGGCCAGACGCCGGCGCCGGCGTAGTTGGCGTCAGCCTGCAGCCGGTCGCCGACGATGACGGTGAACAGCGCGTTGGCCTTGTAGCGCAGGCGTTGGCTGGTTTGGGGCTGGCTGGAGGTGACGCCGCCGGCGACGGTCCACAGCGCCGGCAGCCTGGCCAGCGCCTGCGGGTTGATGACCGGGCTGGACTGGCCGGGCGTGAGCCGGCTGGCGTAATCTCCGTGCGCCAGCTGCAGGCCGCAGAGGCCGGTTTCGTCTAGGTCGGCCGCCACTTCGCGCGCCATCCGGCCCATGCCCTGGCGCAGGCGGTCGGCGATGGCGGTTTGCACGGTGAGCAACATGGACATGGGCACTCCTTGGAACGATGGTGAGGATGGGAGGATTGTGACGCCGGGCGGCGCGGAGGCTCAGCTGAGGGGTGTCAGTGCGGGGTCAGATCTTGATGCAGGCGAGTAGGGCGATATTGCGGGGACGAACCGCGATGAAGTCGTAACAGGCGGGGTTTTCCACCATTTTGCCGCGGGCGATCAAGCCATTGTCTTTGTGGACGTCGCCGAAGCCGCCGCCATTGGGGTGCACTGCGCCTGCGGGGCGTTTGTCCAATGCGTCGGCATTGGCGTAGGCTGTCCCTACGGTCCAATCTGAATCGGAGTCGGCGCCGCGAGTATCGGATGCGGCTGTTCGGATGTAAGTCGCCGCTTGTTTATCGCCGAATTTCCGCTTTGGTTCTTTTTGTTCAGCGTCGTCCCAGCTGCGGACAAATTCATTACGCAAATCGGGCACATTGAACATGGCGTCATCGGTGTTCTTCGCGTCGCGGAACACGTCGCCGATCGCGCCGAACAAGGCGCTGTAATCCTTCTTGGCATAGGCCTTGCCATCCGCTTTCAGCCAGCCTTCGGGCGCTTTTTCCATGGCGAAGTGCATGATGGCGCCGCTAGGCACGCCTTGCGCGGCGGCGCCTCCCGCCTGGCCGCAACAGCCGGAGCTCATTTGAAACTGCGCGCCTTTGCCGTCAGTGGCGAGCGCGGCGTCCTCATGGCCGACTAAGTTGAATTGCAATTGCGGTTTGATGCAGATGGTGGTCTGGGACATGGGAGGCTCCTTGGTTTAGGTGTCGGGGACAGGAGGGGAATGCGGAGGGGGGATGGGTTAATGCACCAGTCGCTTGAGCAGTTCGCCGGCCAGGGTGACCAGCAGGGCGGACAGCGCGCCGGACAGCGCGCCGCTCTTGGCGGCCTGGACTTCGACGTCGCGCAGGCGGCCGTCGAGTTCTTCCAGCTTCTTGTCCTGTTTGGCGAGGTGGGCGACGATCATGTCAAGCTTGCCTTCTATGCGGCCCAGGGCCAGCAGGTTGTCGTGTTCCACGTGAAACCCCTCATTTCTCGGCCAGTTGCTGGCATAGCACGCAGCGGGTGCTATTGGGCATCACCGCGCGGCGGGCGTCCGGAATGGGGTCGCCGCAGTCCTCGCAATGGCTGTAGCCGCTTTGCCGCCATTGCTCGAAGTGGCGGGCGAGCGCCTGCTCGCGGAATTCGGTTTCCAGCTCGCTGGCCCGGTCGAATAAATCGGTCATGGTGTGGTTTCCTGTGAATAAAGTTGTTTCAGGGCGACAAGCCGTTGCTCCAGTTGTTGGCACCAGTCGCCGTAGTCGGCGGCGTGGGCGAGGAGGTCGGATGCCGGTAGCCCGGCATCGGGGCCGGCGGTTTGGGCGGCAGCGCCAGCAGGTAGGGGCTGGGCGCCGGGCAGCGGGTCGGAATACCCGAGGAGCTGACGGTAGAGGCGCAGGCTGTCAGGGCCAAGGCCAGTAAAGCGGGAACCATCGGTGCGGGTGACATCGTCTATCCTTTGCGCTTGGCGTCGCTGCTGCGCTTGCAGCGCCTGCTGTTGCAGCAGCAATCGGCTTTCCAGTTGATCGGTGCGTTGCCGCCACTGACGCTGCTGTTCCAGCGCGGCGGCCTGGCGTTGTTGTTGCGCGCGGCTGTCGGCCGCCTGCATTTCGGCGACGGCGGCTTGCAGCTTGGTTTGCCAGTAGTGGCGGCTTTGGCCGCAACCCAGCGCGTAGCCGCCGGCCGCGGCGAGCAGCGGCAGCAGCAGGCCGGAGCCCAGCCGCAGCATGGACGCGGGGATCACGGCCGGCTCCGGTCGCGGTAGGCGGCGATCAGCCGCAGCGTGGCGGAGTAGCCGCCCACCACGCCCAGATAGATCAGCCAGATTTCGGCGTTCAGCGCGCCGCGCCAGCCATTGACCAGGAACATGATGGTGGCCGCGGCGCAGGCGATGTTGGCCCATAGCCGGCTGTGGCTGAGGCGGCGGCTGCGCGGATGGCGGAACAGGTCGGCTAGGCGCATGCTCATTTCTCCAGTGACAGTTGGAAGTGGGGGATCTCGTGCTGCGGCGCTTCCAGCGTGCCGTGCCAGTACAGGCCCAGCGACTGGGCTATCCTCCCCATCACCTGCCAGTGGGGGTGGTCGGTGTCGCAGATGGGCTTGCCGGCGTTTAGCGGCACCACGTCGAAGGCGCGGGACGCCGGATTGCCGTGCAGCATGGCGTTATGGGCCGATTCGCCGGGCCGCGCGTAGGTGACGATGGCGCCGGGAAGCTCGCGGCCGCGGCGGTAGAGTTGCGCCTGCTCGTCGGCGGAGCGCCAGGTGCAGATCAGCAGCGGGTCCACGCCTTGGTCGCGGCAGAGCCGCAGGAAAGTCTCCGCCAGCGGTTGCAGCTGGGGGTGCAGATCGGAAATGGCTCGGCTGGCCATGGGAATCTCCTATGCCTGATGGGCTGCGTTGCGCGGATTGGGAGGGCGAGTCGAGGTCCCACGGCTGGGCGGGAGGATGGGATTAGTGCACTTCCTGATCGGACGGCGGGGTTTTCAGCACGCGCCAGACCATGCGGTCGCTGAGGCGATAGCGCATCGCCAGCACGCCGACGGCTTCGTTGGCGCCCAAGCCTTCCACCAGCATCGCGTCGAAGTCGCGGATCATTTGCTGGTTGCGCGCCTGGCGCAGCGCGGTGCTGCAGCGCGGGATATAAAGGATGTCCCCGCCGAAATGGTGGGTCAGTTGCTCCGCCGCCTCATGCCCGATCACATCCGCCAAGGCCGCGAAGCGCAACTGTCCGGCGCGGCTTTGATTCTTGGAGAACGGCAGGGTGGTGCCGCCCAGCGCCTGCACCAACTGCAAGGTTCGCGGCATGCCAATCAGCTGAGCGACCAGTTGCATGGTGGAGGGCAGAGCGGGATATTGCGCAGCGGTAGTCATCACGTAAGCTCCTAAGTCTCGGAAAGGCCTTGGCAGACAATTAGTTCTAAATCAGTTATAGTCCGAGCAAGGTCAATCGCAGAGAGGTCGGTTCTTCTTGCTGACAGATTTAGAACTGTTTATGTTATTGACAGTCATATCTTAGCATTTCTATAAGTATTCTTGCTAATTAGTAGAACTACTTATGAAATATGACTGCTATTGTAGTGTCGCATTTGGAACTAAGCAAGCTATGCTATGTCACTACCTATGTCAGTTAAATTGGACAAAATGACAGCAGAATGGTACTCTTGGGAGCTTCCACTGCTGCATTTGACTATCAATGGAGTTCCAAATGGAAGAGTTGCAGCAACAGTCTGATTTCCGGCAGCGCCTGGAACGATTGATAGGCAGCGAGAAGCCCTATGCCTGGGCGGCGCGCAACGGCCTCAACAAGGGTTCGTTCACCAACATGTGGTACAAGGGCGGCGTGCCCCGGTTAGGCACCGCGCAGAAGATCGCTGCCAACAGCGGTTGTCGCGTGGAGTGGCTGCTTTATGGCGACGGACCAATGCAGGACAGCGCGGCTAAGGCGTTGGAAAATGCGCAGTCGGCGGTGCTGCACGCGGTGCAGACGGCTGCAGGCGACACCGAGGAACACGAAGTTCCTAACAGCGTGCAGGAAGAGTTCTGTTTTATCCCACGTTATAACTTGAAGGCGTCGGCCGGTTTTGGAACCAGCGCCGCGGGGGAGGAGCCGATGTTCTATATGGCTTTCCGCCGCTACTGGGTAAAGAACTATTTGAATGCTTCGCCGCGCGACTTGGTGGTGATCAGCGTCAAGGGCGACAGCATGAGTGGCGTGCTGGAGGACAGGGATACCATCCTGGTCAATACCGCGGAGCGCATCCCAGGCGAGGGCCTATTCGTGATCCGCATCGGCGACGACATTTTCGTCAAGCAGCTGCAGCGGCTCCCTGGCGGCGCGGTGCAGGTGAAGAGCGCCAATCCCTTGTATGAAACCTTCACTGTGGATTTGTCCCGCGCCACTGGCGAATTCGAGGTGATCGGCCGGGTCGTGTGGTACGGACGCCAAATCGCCTGA